GTTCAAGATTCTAATAACAATTTAATAAAATCCTTTAGAAATATACAAGATGTTGTTAAGGATTCTAAAAATTCTGAGTCAGAAATATCAAAGAAGATGATTCTTCATAATCCAAGTGGAAGGAATGGATATTTACCTACACAATTATTTAATGTTAATATCAATAAGTCTATTAAAATGAACAAATCTTATAAAGGATTGTTTTTTAAATATCAAACCATGGCGTACAATAAACAGGGTGAATTGCTGGAACATCCAGAAATGGACAATCAGCAGCCAAGCTTGAGTAGTAATACTCTTGAAGGTTCAACGACTAATAGCCGAGTCCAAACAGATAATGCTGAGGATAGTAATGCTAACACGAGTGCCCTGCTTGGATACAGAAAATCAGAGACCATAATTACTGGAATAAATTTTATTCTAAAGGATGGTTCTGAAATGTTTGTATCCAATGATGATATAGTCTGAGCTGCATAGTAATATGCAGAATCTAGGGATAAAGAGCCTTAGAGATAACATAACTGACGGACGATTAAACTGTAAAGGTGATTTTCAGGAGTATCCATATGGAATGTTGCAGGTTACTATTGGTGGCCAGATGGAAATTCTTATGATTGTTGAAGATTTGGTTCTTAAAGGATTCAATGTTGTCAGTCTGAATACTGATGGTTTTGATTGTATTATCAAAAGGAACAGAGATGCAGAATTTCATTATATTCTTACAGAATGGGAAAAAGTGATTGGTAATGATGAATTAGGTAATTTTGAATATACAGAGTTCAAGTGGATTGTCCAGACATCTGTCAATGATTATCTGGCTCTCAAAGCTGATGATAGTATTAAGGCTAAAGGTGATTTTGAAATAGACAAGGAGATCCATAAGAACAAATCAGCAAGAATTGTTCCTATTGCTTTAAAGGAGTATTTTGTCAATGGTGTTCCTGTTGAACAAACAATCAAGAATCATACAAACATTTATGATTTTTGTATCAGACAAAAGTCTTCCCGTAATTTCCATTATGAAGGAACCATTCTTTCCACGGGAGAGAAACACATTTATAACAAACTTATTAGGTATTATGTTTCAAATCACGGAGAGAAGGTACATAAAATCAAGAATCCTGAATGTCTCACAAATGCAGCTCCTAAATCACAAGTAGAAGCTGGTGATTGGTTAATGCGAGTATGCAACTATCTGCCAAAGACTACAAAGGTGGAAGAAGCAGATGTTAATTTTGGATATTATATCGAGAAAGCCAATAACATCATCTTCAAGGTAGAATTCCAAGGAAGAAAAAGAAATAATAAAATTATCGCTAATCAGCTCGAACTTTTTTAAAGCAAAAATTATGAAAGACAAAACAGGAATTACACGATTTGCAGTATTACCGGATGAAAGAAGATTACTACTTGGTATTGATAAGGATAACTTATTTGAGGCCGGATATGTATATGAAGCTACTAAAATATTAGACCAGATAGTAATTAGGAAGGTAGATAAATATTATATGGCGGAGAAGGGGACACTTCCTTGTAATTACTCAGAAGCAAACTCTATTATTTATCATGGTTATCATCTAATCACCAAAGAAGAAATGAAAAGTATTGTAGAAAAGGAAACTAATGGAAAAAGTTAAAAGAGAGAACATAGGAGAATTCCTCTTTGAGATAGAATTGGAAATCATAGGAGCAACAAGACTCTCAATTGTTGATTTTGATAATTGGAGAACCCGCTTTCCTATGACAAAATCTCAATATTCAGAGTTCAGAGACTATTCTATTAAACTGATGATGAAAACCTTCAGGTGTAATAAGAATAAAGCAATTGATACATTTAATTGGTATTGGATGCAGTTCGGTGTGAAAATAACTTCAAGGTCATGAAACCAGAATATAAGAAAACTCTGAATTATCTTCAATATACCCTTGGGTATAAGAAGAGGACATGTAATAAGATAATTGCTCGTTATGGAAAAGAGATTATGAAGATTGATATTCCTGCAGATAAGAGCAATTATCTTAGTCCGATTGGTGTTCATATTCAATCTCATTGGCAGGACTTTATGGATTTCTATGGAACTATAAAGGAAGTTTATAAAGATAGTAAGGTGAAGAACTTAAGAGGAAGAATAATGCAACATAACTTATACTCTCACCATATTGAACTTGATCCAATGATTGATGGATATAATGGATGTACTGATGATTTTTAAACCAATTAATTATGAAATATACAGTTGATTATATCTCTGGAGTAGCTACGAGAATAGCTACAAGAGTAGATTCACCAATTAGTGAATTTGGAAAATATACAGAAGGAGTCCTTGAACCATTCTTTCCTACAGAAGATGATTTGCTTGATATGAGCAGAAGAGAAGTGAGAGAATGGACAAGAGCAAATAACAAAAGACTACGTGCAATATGCAAATTCTTAAACAAAAACAAGCTATGATGGAAGAACAAGACTATGAAGAAGAATATCTGAGAGATCAGGCACTCATCAGAGCAGAAGAAAAAGCCAGACTGGAAGCTGAATGGCAAGAATTAGAATATGACAATCAGCTTCCTGCTAAAATTACAGTATTAATTCAAATTCCAGAGAAACATGAAAAAGATAATATTTATTCTACTGAAGATTAGTGAATTATGTGGACTCATTGGAGTCTATATAGGGATAACATTTCTTGGAAAGTATGTAGGATTCTGTATAGCACTCCATACAGGTAGTAGTAGGTATCCAACATTTAACTTTATGAATACATTATTGGGAATATTAATATTATTGGGCCTTGTACTTGTTTTTATGTTAGGATGGGGCACATGTTTATTAATACAAATATGGTTCTCATATAATAATGATTGGTCTGAAAAAATACTAAAATATTTCAAAAATGAACGAACTTAGAGGAGAGGATATATTTTCTGTATATACTAACAGATATGGTGAGATGGTTGCTCTTACAAAAGATGGAGGTCTATACTATATGACTTTGGAAACCGTCTGCAAGATAATGAAAAACTCTGATTATGTCATCAAGAAAAAAGTAAAAAGAACCCACATAATTGATGTAATAAGATGAAAATACAACTAACACTTGAAAAACTGTATGAAATCTTCACCAAAGGATACACAATGGATCAGATCCTGATTCTTAAAGCCATTGATGAAGGATTTCAGATTAACATGGAAGATGCCAAAATAGCTACCCTCCATCAAAGTCTTGTTAGAAAAGGACTACTTTTTGAAACAGAGAACAAGCTCACTACCATTGGAAAGGAATTGTTGATATTTGTAGATTCCAAAGATAGAAAGAGAATTGTTAAGCCTAAAGTGGAATCTACAGAATTTGATTTATGGTGGGAGGCTTATCCTCGTACTGATACTTTTGAGTATAGAGGAAAATCCTTTACAGGCTCAAGAAGTTTCAGGGTAGATAAGGCCAACTGTAGAACCAAATTTAACAAAATCATGCTTGAAGGAGAATATTCTGTGAGACAAATGGTAGATGCTCTTAATCTTGAGGTGTTCCAGAAGAAGGAGAAATCCTTCAAGGAAGGCTCTAATAAAATGGCATATATGCAGAATAGTCTTACATATCTAAATCAGAGAACCTTTGAAGGATTTATTGAATTATGTAATGCAGGAATGAAAATCACAGAAACTAAAACAGCAGGAGAAACATATATATGATAAAATATTCAAATAAAAAAGTAATAGAAGTGAGAGATTGGGACAAATTAGTCCAAGAGACTTATAGAAAACCATATTCATTTCAACAGCAAGATGGTTGTCAAGCGAGAGGAACAGTGAATATAAATATTTCTTCAGAAGATGATGATGAAGAAATGTATGACTTAATTCCAGAAATAATCAATGGTGATGTAATGGGAGTTAAGTTTAATGTCTGGTTGAAAAGAGATCCTAAAGAGTGGAATGGTGAAAAAGAGGAAGAGTGGTTTATAGATTTATTTTGGGAAAGAAATTTCTATCCAGATTTACAAACAGTTGCTAATGATCTTCATAAAAAGGGATTAATTGAAGCTGGAGAGTACAGTATAAATATTGATTGGTAAAGGAGCTACTATGACATTCTTTGATGATTTGAATAGTGAGGTGAATGAGGGGCTGGCAGGAAGAAATTCTGGAATCCCAATGGGCTTTGAGAGGCTAAACAGATATGTAGGTATTAGAAAAAGACTGATGACTCTTATATTTGGTGCCCCGGGAAGTGGTAAATCTGCCTTTGTTCATTCTGCATATATCCTGCATCCGTTTGATTATCTTCTTGCTCATCCTTCCCCAGATATAAGATTCAAGGTGATATTGTTTGCAATGGAGAGAAGTAAAATCTATCTGATTGCCAAATGGGTGAGCAGGAAAATCTTCTTGGATTATGCTATTCTTATTCCTATCCCCAAACTATTGGGATGGTGGGGAGATAAGTATAAACTGACAAAGGATGAACATGATCTCTTTCTATCCATTAAGGATTATCTTGGGGAATTACAGGAAACAGTAGATATCATTGGAGGTCCTCAGAATCCTACAGGCTGTTATAAATATGTAAAAGCATATGCAGAAGCCAATGGGAAGTTTGAGCAGATTGATGAATATACAAGGATCCCAATGAGATTGTTGAGGTAATAGAGGATCATATTGGTCTCACCAAGACAGAGAAGGGGTATGAAACTAAAAAGGCAGCCATTGATAAGCTCAGTGAATATAATCAATGGTTCAGAGACACATTAGGATATATACCAATTTCTGTAAGCCAGCTGAATAGGAACTTAAGCAATCCAATATACCAGAAGATTGATAGTTTTGAGCCTTCCATTGATGATGTAAAGGAAAGTGGTAATCCCGGGGAAGCTGCTGACATGGTAATTTCATTATTTGATCCTCACAGGTATAAAACAACTGATACCATGTATGATGTTAATAAGTTCATTGATGATTCTACAGGAGCTAATTATTTCAGATCTATTAAAATACTGAAAAACAGCTATGGGGAAGATTCTATTAAAATTGGCATGGCGTTCCATGGAGCAATTGGTGTATTCAAGGAATTGCCAAAAAAGGATCAAATGGAAGGTTTTGATTATTCTGAATTATTTAATGGAAGTTATTTCCTAAATCCTTGATTATGAGTATAAAATGGAAATATGTATGTTGGTTTTATAAGAGCTGGTATCAGTATTTATTTGCCAAATTTGATAATCCTCACTTCTGTCCATGGTATATGCATCTATGGTGTAGAATCAAGGGGCATCCAAGAGGGCCTATCTATTATAGTAGTGGAATGGAACCAGATGATCGTTGTAAAGATTGTGGGGATTATATATGAGCAAACTAAGAATAGGAAATAAACAAAATAGCCTTCTCAATGGAGAATGGGCTGGACATGTAAGAGGCTTTGGGAAACGTCAAACAGCTAAAATACGTAGAATGAAAGGAAAAGAAACAATAATTAAAGAACTGAAAGATGAAACAGACAATAAACAAAGCTGCTAAACAGTATAATAAGAATGCTCACTCTGGTCACTTTGCTGGAGAAGAACCTTCATATCATTTTATAAATGGAGCTAGATCTCAAGCTTCCAAGGATTTCCATACACAAGGAATGTATTCTGAAGAAGAATTGAAGAATATTGCATGCAATTTCTTTAATTATCATCTTTGGAATGAAACAAAGAGACAGGAAAATATATCAATTTGTTTTGATGAATGGTTTGAACATAATGGAAAGAAGATATGAGTGATTCCTTAAGAGATGTTAGACAAAGAGAATTTGCAAATGTATGGCTGGATAGTGAAGGAGGAATTCTATTATTGGCACCAAGATTTGGCAAGTGCAGAGTGGCAATTTATGCTCTTCAGACATATGACAGCAGTCCTTCTATTCTTATAGCTTATCCAGACAGTACTATTCTCAAATCATGGAAGAATGAATTTGAGATAATGGAATATGATGATAGCAATGTCACCTATACCACTCATTTGTCTCTTCATAAGCATCAGGAGATGAAATATGATGTTGTCATTCTTGATGAAATCCATCTGCTGAGTGAGAATCAATTACTGGCTGCTTATGAGTTGCTTAAGATCAATCATTGTGTGATGGGGCTTACAGGCACATTGACTAATGAGAATAAACATATAATCCGTAAAACTCTTGGTCTTCGTGTAATAGCAGAATATCCAATTCAGAAAGCAATTGAAGAGAAAGTCATAGCTGATTATGAAATATCTGTTGTACAGGTTCCTTTAGATAATAGAGTAATGAGGGAGTTTGGACGAAAGATATGTACTGAAAAAACCAGATTTGATAACCTGTCCTATGTAATCAATGAATTGCAGGAGAATGGAAAGGATACAAAGTTTCTGAGACTTATAAGAATGAGAGTGTTTCAGGACAGCATTGCAAAAAGAATGAAGACAAAAGATCTTCTCTTTGATTATCAGAAAGAAAGAGTTCTTGTTTTCTGTGGAATTATAAAAATGGCTGACTCTCTTGGTATTCCTTCCTATCATAGTAAGTCTTCAGAGAAGAACATATTCAAGGATTTTGTAGAAGGGCGTATTCCACAGCTTGCTGTTGTAAAGATTGGAAACACTGGCATCACTTATGTACCCCTTAACAGGGTAATTATCAATTACACTGACTCTAACCCTCAAAACCTGACACAAAAGTTGAACAGATGCATGTCTATGGAGTATGATAATCCAGACAAGAAGGCTCTGATAACAATTGTGTCTACTAATGAGGATGTAGAACTCCATTGGATAAAAAAGGGACTAGCATTTTTTGACAAATCTAAAATCAAATATTTATGAACTGTTATTGGCTAAGCATAGATAAGTGGCTTGGAATTCTTCCTGAAAGAACAGTATTCAAAACAATTAATGGAAAGCTAATGCTGCTTAAAGATCCTAAAGAATGGCATTTTCACAAATACAATATTACTCATTATTTAATCTTACCAAAATGAAAATAGAACTGAAAGAAGAAAAAACATTCAATAATCCTTCTCCTTGGTATAAAATTCTTGTAGATGGAATATTTGTAATTGGGAGCTTCAAGGAAGCAGAAATTAAAGAGCTTTATGAGAAAATAAAAGCTGATCCTGACCTGATAAAAACTAAAGAAAATGTTTTGAAATCAGAAGAAATTTAATTATCTTTACAGAGTGAAACTTCATATAATTCAATCCTTCCATGGCAAAACCATCAACATTTATTCCCGAAAATCCAAGTGGTAAATCCAGAATAAACTTCTCCAATGTAGACATTATTTCTCCTGTTCCTATAAAGAAAGGAAAGGAGTATTTCTATTTAGTCAAATGTCGAAATTGTGGAAAAGAATTCTATAAAGCTAAATGGACATTTGGAGTATATAGATGTCAATGCTATAAGACTATAAATGGAGCCTATAATTTCCAAGGATATAAATCAATATCTGCTGTATATTTTCATAGTTGTAAGTTTGGAGCAACTTCCAGAGGGTTTGAATTTAAAATAACAAAGGAAGATATGTGGAACTTGTGGAATAAACAGAATGGAAACTGTGCTCTATCAGGATTAAAGCTAAGGATTGAGAGAAACTATAAGAAGATGAAGAATATGACAGCTTCATTGGACAGAATTGATTCTACTAAAGGATATACAGTAGATAATATTCAATGGATTCATAAAGATCTAAACAGAATGAAATCAGATTATCCTAATCAGTATTTTATAGAAATGTGTAAATTGATAGCAAACAATAATAAATAAATATAATATGAAAGAAAAAGAATTAGAAAAAGAATTAGAGCTACCAGAAGATATCATTGAAGCTACTGGAATCTGGCCGAGGGATTTGGTTTTGGTTTCAATTCCCAAGATGGGTAAGAGTATAATCCTTGGAGAATTTACCAAAACACATAATGCTATTGTACTTGATCTTGAAAAAGGAGGGTTTGAATATATTTCTGCAAGGAAGATGAGTACCTATTCCACAGAAGATATGGACAAACTTGGAAGTTTTCAGAATTATATCAAATTCAGAAATCTCTTGTTGAAGAATAGAAACAAGTATGACTATCTGATTATTGATGGACTAACAGATTTGGATGATCTTTCAGAGCTTGGAGGAACTTTTGCCTTTATGGACTCTGTTACAGGAAGTTCATGGAATAGAGTGAAAGGTAGTGATGGAAAAGCACAAAAAGGAGGACCAAAAATTCCTTATGGTGATCCTGACTGGAAATCTGTTATCACAATGGGTGAAGGTTTTGGTTATCAGCATACAAGAAATTGGTTCATGCAACAGATTGATATTTTTAAGCAAATCAGTCCTTACAGAATATATGCAGCTCATGTGGCCGACAAGTATATCAAGGATAATGGAAAGGAAGAAGTTGTAGGTTCTGAGATATTTGTTACAGGAAAACTGAAAACAATTCTTGCTGCAAAGGTTACTGCTCTTGGAAAACTTGTTGCTGATGGCAATCTTCGTTATATAAACTTCGATGTACTTAATGACTCTATTATTGCAGGTAGTCGTGCGACATATCTGAAGGGCAAAATTCTCATTTCAAAAATGGATGAGAGTGGTGAATTGATAACCTATTGGGATAACATTTATAAATAAACTAAATCTAATCATCATGAAAAAAACAAACGAACAATTACTTGAAGATTTCAAGAAATCTAACAAGGTTAGAAGGTTAAAAATAGCATTAAAAGCAGGATATGCAACTACTGAGGACTACCTGCTCAGTTTAACCTCCTCATCCCACGAAAAAGTCAAATCTAAAAAAGAGATTGTTGACTATGTAGTGGCATTTGACACTACAGGAAGTATGAGCTCTTACATTAGGAATGTCAAACAGCATGTCAGGGAGCTAATTCCCCAGATGTTCTCTAAAGGTATTGATCTAAGAATGAAGATAGTTGCCTTTGGAGATTATTGTGATATGAGAAGTGCAATAGTGTTTGGAAACGCCTATCAGGAATCAGAATTTACTGATGATGAAAACAAGCTTATAAAGTTTGTTACCAATGCACAGGATACAAGTGGAGGAGATAGTAATGAATTCTATGAACTTGTAATTAAGAAAATTACAGAGGAAACTCCATGGAGAAAGAATTCTCGCAGGGCTGTATTATTCATTGCTGATTGTGATCCTCATCATGTAAATTATCATTATTTCAGTAATTTACCGGGAATTGATTGGAGACAGGAAGCCACAAAAGCAAAAAAACTAGGTATCAGCTTTGATACATTAAGTATCCATGGAACTCGCTATCCTTGGTATCAGGAACTCTCAGCAATTACAGGAGGTATATATATGCCATTCAGCTCTCAGGAAAAGATGACTGAGGTATTTACTGCTTCCTTATATGTAAGAGGATCATCAGCATCAAAAGAGACATTTGCTGCATCTTACGCTTCTGCTGTAACATCAGGTGATGAAGAATTAATTGGAACATATAAATCATTATCAACCCTATTATAAACCAAAAAAGCAAAAATTATGAAAACAGATTTCAAAAAGTTAAAGGTAGGAAGCAAACTCTCAGAAACGCAATATTACAGCGTAGTAAAAATTGCAGGTGACAAAGTTCAGCTTGTGAATGGAATAGAACAGAATGTTGTTGTTGATAAGAAATATGTTGAGGAATGTCTAATCAGTGCTGATCAATTTGATACAGAGGAAAAGATAACCAAAACTGATCTTACAGCTAAATTTCTCCAGAGTCCTAATGTTGTATTCACTGTTTCCTTCAACAAACAAGTGAAAGAAGTTGATGTTGTAAAGGAAATCATGGATACATACAGTGATTCCACTCCTAAAACAATGGAAACAGCTGTTAAGAAAGCTGTTAAGAAAGCCTTAGCAGGAGAAGAAAGAGTTCTTACAGGATATCATATAGGTGTTCAGGATGAATTTGGAAGAATCTCTGCTATTGATATGAATATTGAGAAAGACAGGACAAAGGAATATGATACAAGATTGCGTTTAGTAGACCCTCGTCAACTTAATTTCTTGATTCTTAAGGGAGTAAAATATATTGTAAAGTAAACTTAAAAATAAAGCAAAATGAAACTATTCAAAAAAGACAAACCAAAAATCGAGTGGACTGAAAAGACAGCCCCTAAGAATCTACCAATTGATGTAGAGGTTATCATTAAGGTAAAGGTTCAAAATGGTGAAACCTATTCATCTGAGAATAAGTATTTAGCAACACTTTCATCAACAGAGATGCTTGTTGCTAAAACAGACTCAGATAGGACAGCAATCCTTGATCAAATTGAGGAAAAGGTTGCTGCAGCATTCGAGAAAGTAGAAGTATTAGTTCTTGCCAATGAGAATTATCTTACTGATGGATATTGGGAAGAAGTAAAGAAAGAAAAAGAAAAAGTAAATTAATAACTAAAACTAAGTATTATGGCAATAGAAGGCAAAATAAGAGAACAGAAAGATTTTACAAAGCAAGTAGGAATCTTTGAAGCTGAAGTAATTTGTATTAATCCAACAGCTGAAGAATATAAAGAAATTCTTGGCATTGAACTCAAGGAAGACAGCAAATCTGCTGAATATCTTGGGGAAAGTAAAGAGAATAATACATATCTGAGGCTGAATTTCTGGCTCAAGAATATGAAAACACAGGAGATTTTCCAGTCTCCCATTAGTTTCTTTCTTGAAGATAAACAGAGAAAAAATAAGGAAGACACTAAATTGCAATATATCAATGCAGTAGGTGGAACCACATGGGCAGATGACCCAAATAACCTTCCTGAATGGTTTGTTGGCAAAGATCATGATAAGGAATATCGTGTGGCTTATGTAGGAGAGGAAGAATTATATGATTTCCTGCGTACATGGCTTGGTAAACTTGATTATCGTGATAAGGGTGCCATTCTTCGCATTGAATGGAAGAAGCTCATGAAGGGAAATGTAAAAGAACTTCAGGATCAGATTGGTGGAGAATATGCCTGCAATGTTGGGGTTCTTGCAACTGTTGTTACCCGTGAGAACAAAGAAGGTGAAATAAAGGAATATCAAGGAATCTATAACAAGGCATTCCTTCCTCCTTATGCAATTAAGAACTTCAGGCTTGTTGATTATTCTGATAAGGATGTTATTGCAAAGATTTCTGCAAAGAAGCCTAAGGATCAGAAACCTTATGAAAAGTTTGTTCTTAAAGTTGTTGGTGAATATGGTTGTAAGGATTTCTATATTCTCAAGGACTTACAGGAATATGATCCCTCTATGAACATCGTTTCTACAGAAAAAGTCATAGGAACTGACGATCCTAGTTATTGATATTAAGATAATGCCTTGGACGGGCTTTGTAAAATCCACAATAAAAACAATGGAAAAACAAGAGTTGATTAACGCAATTTGTTCCCTTACCGGAGTAATTGATGCTCTAAACAGATCAGGTAAAAAAGAGGAACTAACTGAAGTTGTATCTAAATTACTTGAACTGATTAAACAACTTTAGTATTATGTTTTTACAGAGCTCCTTGTCAGAAATGATAGGGAGCTCTTTTTATATTCATTAATAGCTCCATATATGACAAATAAAGAAAGAATAGAAGGGAATGTTTTAATTGCTACATTCTTAGGATATAAAGATGGTTTTCCTCATTATGAAGATGAATATGGCTATCATCAATGTATAGAGGGATTTGATATTCCAGATAAGACAAATTATAATCCTCATGAAGATGATAAAGATAGACATCAATTTAATATTGATCAATTAAAATATCATTCCTCTTGGGATTGGCTTCTTCCAGTGATTGAGAAAATTGAACAGACAAAAATTGATGACCATTCTATTGGAGTAGTTATTGGATTTGAGAACTATTGTGGTATTATCGTTCATAATCATAAACCTCTATTGAAATTTGAAAGTTCCAAACCTTATTCTAAAGAAATGATAACTGAAGGAGGTAAAGTAAATTATGAAATGGGAACATGGAGACCTTCTACAAAAATAGAATGTGTATGGCTTACTATAGTTGAATTCATAAAATACTATAATGATGATAAAAGGAAAAATTCGGATTGATTTAACTGCTGAGAACATTCTTAAGATGATAACAGAATATGATATTTTCATGTTCTATATGCCAGACAAGAATTGGAAACTGAATGAAGCTACCAATTCACCCTTTAGAGAAGACAGAAATCCTTCTTTCCTTATAGGAAATAAGAATGGATATCTGTCATTCATGGATTTTGGAGATTCCAGCAAGCATGGAGATTGTTTTGCCTTTGTGAAAACTCTCCATGGATGCACATATGATGATGCTCTCAGGTTAATTGATAAGGATTTTGGCCTTGGGATTTGTAATTCCTCTAATATAGGAGAATATAAGAAAATAGTCTCCACATATAAACAACCAGAGGACTGTAAGGAGAAGCACTATTCCATGATTCAGGTGATTACAAGAAAGTTTACAAAAGAAGAACTTGCTTATTGGAATGAATATTATCAGGATATAACAGACTTGAGAAGAGAGCATGTTTATTCCATTGAGAAGGTGTTTCTTAATCGTAAGAGATTTCCCCTGAGTAATACAGAGCTGAGATTTGGCTATCTGTATGACGGAAAATGGAAAATCTACAGGCCTTTTGCAGGAAAGAAGTCTAAATGGGTACCTAGTAATGTTCCTATTACAGCAATGGACGGAAAGGAGAATATTGTAAATTGTGATACAGTGTTTATCAATAAGAGTAAAAAAGATCACATGGTAATACATAAACTTCTTCATTGCTCATGTGCTGTTCAGCATGAGGGGCTTGCTCCTTTCTCAGATGAAAATGTAAAATTCCTGAAAGACAACTCCAGAAGACAAATCCTTAGCTTTGATAGTGATATCCCGGGAGTCTCCAACTCACAGCAAATTACAAAGCTGTTTGATTTTGGATATTGCAATGTTCCCCGTAAGTATCTCACTGAGGATATCAAAGATTGGGCAGGATTAGCAAGACAATATGGACTTAAAGTAATTGAAGATTATTTAAAAGAAAGGAAAATATTATGAATCCAATAGAAGAACAATTAATAACTGATCATATTACTAATTTACAAGAGCAAAGAGAAAAAATAATAGCACTTATACCTGAGGAAAACGGGGATTTTGCAGATAGTCTTGCACGAATGATATACAGCTCAGAAAGAAGATCAGTAGAAAGAGATATATACACATGGAAATTATTAAAGAAACTATTAACATAAAGTATATGGAAAAGACAAGTCTGTATTTCAAAGAAGGTTCCTCAGATAAGGAATATCATGTTACTCTTGATGGAGGATCTGTTGTTGTTCAATATGGCAGGAGAGGAAGTGCTCTTACAACTCTTACAAAGTGTGAAAATTGTACTCCTACTAATGCACAAAAGGTGTACAATCAGCTCATCAAGGAGAAAATGGCAAAGGGTTATCATCCGGGAGAAGCAGGAGTGGAGTATTCTGGTCCTGTGGATCCTAATCAAACAGATTATAAGCCTCAACTTCTTAATGAAATTGATGAAGAGGTTGCTAATCAATTGATATTGAGTGATGAGTGGCTTATGCAGGAAAAAGAAGATGGTAGAAACATTGGTGTGCTCTTTAATGGTAGTACAGCAATTGCAGCAAACAAAAAAGGACAGCAGATATCTATCCCAGAACACATTATTAAGGCTATTGAGAGAGTCTTTTCTGAAGGAATGACCTTCTGTGGTGAGTTAATAGGTGATACATTTAAGGTATGGGATGTTATAAATATGATGGATGTATCAGAAGAGTCCTATATTGAGAGATATAAAATATTAGCTATTTTGGTAGCAACAATAAATTCTAACTATGTTAAGCTTACAAAGACAGCCATTACACAAGAAGAGAAAATTTCTCTATATAGGGAAATGAAAGAGAAGAATGCTGAAGGTGTTGTCTTCAAGAGGAAAGATTCTCTTTATAAAGCTGGTAGACCTAATAGTGGGGGTGATCATTTGAAATTCAAATTCAGGGCTACATGTTCTGTAATTGCAGGAGAGCAAAGAAAAGAAGGAAAAAGATCAGTAGAAATGTGGCTTTATGATGGACCTGTCAGAGTGAATGTAGGAAATGTAACAGTTTATCCCAATCAAGAAATGCCAAAAATAGGGCAAGTGATTGAAGTTCAATATCTTTATGCATATCGTGGTGGAAGCCTTTTTCAGCCTGTCTTAAAAGAATTTCGTGATGATGTAACTGCTGATGAATGTACAACATCACAACTTAAATATAAACGAGAATTAACAGAGGAGGAATAATGAGCTATTATTTTAGTCATGAAGAAGATGAAGCTCACAGAAAGGGTGAGAGAGATGCTTCTTACGGAAGACATCGTGATTATGAATATGATTGTCATTTTGGAGGAGATGTTGATAAAGCCTATTGTGAAGGATATTCAGAGGAAGAGCGTAGACAGGAGAGAATGAGAGAGGAGAGAGAAGAGGAAGAAAGGGATAGAGCCAGACAAGAGAGAGAACATGAAAGATTCCTTCAACAGCAATATGAGCAGCAACTCTATGAACAGCAACAATATGAGTATGATCAACAGCAACAACAACAATATGAAGAAGAACAGTATGAACCACCTATGGAACAAGAATTCTCTGCTATGCAGGGAGGAACGGATGGAGGATAAATTATGACAACAGAAGAATTTAACGAGAAATACAAAGATTATCTTGAAGAAGGTCATTATGGACTTGATATTAATATTCCAGAGGTAACTAATAAGCTTGATGAGATATTTCAGGGACTTATTAAAATCCCGGGATTCAAATATCATCAAATCAAGAGTAAGTTTGGAACCTCAAGATTCTATACCAATTTGACAGAAGTTCTTAATGTTGAACTAGATAGAGCAATTTCCCATTCTGTAGAAGAAGGAATAGATTTCTATCTCAAACTTGAAGATGTGTTACAAAAACGAAAAGAAAATGGGAAATAGTACAGCAATTAAAGTGGCACAAGCATTCATTGATGGAAAGAGACTGAAATCTGGAAATTATGAATCTACAGGAACAGAATTAATTCTCTTTGGAAATACAATTGCAGAAAAATGTGCAGGAGGATTTCTTATTTATGATTGTGGCTGGTGCACAGCAACAACAGCACAAGCCCTAAATGCTCTCCCGGGAGTAAGACTAAGAAGACTCAAAGGTGAGTGGATATGGAATGAAGAAAGAAAGTGGGATGGAAGAGAAATGTATATTAAATACAAAAATTGATCATATGGAGAAAATAGAAAAATTATTCAAAGAAGAATTAAAGAAACAAACAAAGGAAATTCAAGATGAGAATTCTAGATTATTAAAGAAGTGTTATTCTCTTGAGGAAACAATAGAGGGATTAAATGCTCTTGTTACTGATCTTAAGAAAGGAGACTTATTCAGTAAGTATGTAAAGAACATAAATAAGGATAATCTAGGAGACTTTTTAACTTTTATTTTTGATAAGAAAGATAATATAGTATTGAATTCACAGACTACACAGGCTCCAAGTTGGTTTCTTTATTTGATTACTTATTGGAGTCAGAGAAAACTCTTATTTCAGATATATGATATTATTGGAATCAAATATCCTAAATCTTGGGCAATGTCCTGTAAAATTCCTTATGAATGGAATCAGAAAGAGATAGATGATTGGTTTAATAATATCAATAAACATTATGTCTGTAATGGCTGTATCTATGATAACAATCTAGGATTTTGGTTGCAAGAATACCAAGGAAGAACAGTATTAGAAAATATGACTCAACCTTCTTATTCAGAAATTCCTTGGCAACTTGTTCTTAAGAATCCTCTATTTTTAGAGAATGATAACTTTGAGAAATTACTAAAAACAATGTCTAGTTCTTCTCATGGAGATTTCTTTGGTGAAAT